CCCGTGCGGTGGGCGCCCGGGGAGTCCGACTGTCCGGAGTTCGACGCGTTCCTGGACGAGGCGGTGGCGCCGGACGACCGCGCCCGCGTGTGGGAGATCCTGGGCTACCTGCTCATGAGCGGTAACCCGCTCCAGCGGCTGCTGCTGCTGACCGGCGGTGGGGGCAACGGGAAGGGTGTCTTCCTGGCGGTCGTGAAAGCGCTGCTCGGTCGGGAGAACACATCCGCGGTGGCGCTGAACGAATTCACGGACGACACATTCGCATCTGCCGATCTGTATGGGCGTCTGGCGAACGTGTGCGGCGACATTGACACGACGTTCATTGAGCGCACCGGTCTGATCAAGAAAATGGCCGGGGAAGACGAGATTCGCGCTCAGCGCAAATACGGGCAACCGTTCGATTTCGAGTTCTGGGGGAAGGCGCTCTTCTCGGCCAACGCGATACCGACCGCGGCCGACTCGTCGCAGGGCTGGCTGAGGCGGTGGGAGATCGTGAACTTCCCGAACGAACCGGTCAAGCCGAACCCGAACCTGAAACTGGCGCTGTGCCGGCCGGCGTCGATCGAGGCGATAGCGGTCAAGGCGGTGCTGGCGCTGCGCGAGCTGATGCGTCGGGGGTCGTTCGATCATGGCCAATCGGCTGCTGCTGCGCACCTGGAGTTCGCCATGCGCAACAACAAGTTGCTGGCCTGGATCGACGACTGCGGGTGGTACGACGCGTCGTCGTGGTACCCGCGGGAAGAGCTGCTGCGCTCGTTCCGGTTCTGGGATCACGGCCAGAACCCGGGCGGTCGCTCGATCAGCGCGGCCACGTTCTACGAACGGCTGCGCCAGATCAAGGGGGTCCGGGAAGCGAAGCGACGGGGGACACGGGGTGTGACCGGGATCCGTCTGGGCGACAACGCACACCTGATCGACGCGACGGACGACGACCTGCCCCCCGACGAGGGGGCAGGCGCCGAAATCGAGTCCGAACCACTGTTCTAGCTGGGCAAACGACATAGATGATCAAGGGGGCAGGTTGGCCAAAACCGGTATCACGTACGTACGTGCGCGCGCGCGCATCACGCGCGCGTCCTAGTAGTAACTCTCAGTACAGGCACCCATAGGAGGGTATCGATATGGCTAAGCAGGCAACCAAGGCGCAGGCGCCGGCACCTCAGGCTCCCCCGTCCGTCGCGCTGGACCGTAGCGGCCAGCACTCGATCCGCGAGCTGCGCAAGCTGCGCGCTGCTCGGGACGAGCTGGATCTCAGGATCAAGGCTCATGAGAAGAAGCTGATCGCCGTGGCACCGGAGGATGGCGGGGACCTCACGGTCGGCGGTCGAGTCGTGGCCACCTGGCGGGTGACGATCACGCGCACGCTGGACAAGACCATGGTGGAGAAGCACCCCAACGGGCCTGAGATCATCGCGGACTGCACGAAGCTGGGGCAGCGTCGCACGTTCAAGCTGATCGAGGAACTGTGAGGCAGGGTCGGCCGACGCTGGGTGACAAGATCAGGTTGTCTAACCCGGGGTCGCTGATCGTGGCCGGGATCCTGATCGGTACCGGTGTCGGCTGCGCGGTCGGGTACGTGGGGCACTGGCTGGGCTGGTGAGTAAGAGCTGGACGAACGGGAGCACGCGCGCGTGGCGTCGCGTGCGTGCTGCCGTGCTGGCTCGGGACGGGCGGCGGTGTCGGCTGCGGCTGGAGGGGTGCGAGGTGGAGGCGGGCGAGGTGCATCACGTCCGCGGCCGGGCGGTGACCGGGGATGACCCGCGGTGGTTGGTCGCTGCGTGCCGATCGTGCAACCTGGCGTTGGGTGACCCGACCGGCGCCGACCCGGACCCGGCCCCGACCCCACGAACAAGGTGGTGATCGATGTGCGTCAATGGACGCGTGCGCACGCGGGATTTTCCCGGCTGGGCACCCCGGCGGCCACCCGCCGACCTGTCCGCTCTCTCCCCGGCGCCTGGGAGCGCTCGTGACCAGACGGGGACGAATGGGCCTAGCTGTGGCCAAAACACTCCGATCCGTCACGACGACGCCGGCGGACGCCGGCGCCGTCCAGCTCGTGACGGAGTACGCCCGGCTGCTCGACGAGGCGATGGATCTCGGCGAGGGTGTGAAGACGTTCGGGGCGCTGGGGCCGCGGCTGCTCGCGGGTCTACGCGAGCTGGGCGGCACGCCGGCCGGCCGGGCGCCGGCGGCCGGCGGTGACGGCGCCGGCGCCGCGCCTGACGCAGCGCGAGGTGTCGTCGTCGAGCTCCGCGGCCGGGCCGCTGAGAGGCAGCGTCGAGCCGCGGCTGTGGACACCGCCGCTTCGTGAGCTGACGCCGGATACGTCGATCGGGTTCGACGTGATCCGGTTCTCGGACGACGTGCTGCGCCATCGGCTGGACCCGTGGCAACGGTGGGCGCTGATCCACGCGGGCGAGCTGCTGCCGGACGGGCGGCTGCGGTTCCGCCGGGTCGTGATCGTGGTCGCTCGCCAGAACGGCAAGACGGAGATCCTGTCCGTGCTGTGCGCGTACTGGCTGTTCGTCGAGCTGATCCCGGTCGTGCTGTGTACCGCGGCCAAGCTGCCGTACGCGAAGAAGAATCTCCAGCGCACGGTCAAGCTCGTCAACGCTGCGTCGGCGCTGGACGACGACCACGACCGGCGGTGGACCCGGGTCACAAACGGCGAGGTGTCCGCGTTCACCCGGCTGGGGACGGAGTACCTGATCGCTGCGGCCAACGGCGACGCCGGCCGCGGGCTGACGGTCGGCCGGGTCGGGCTCGACGAGCTGCGCCAGCAGCACGACTACGACGCGTGGGACGCAGCGTCGAACGCCATGACCGCGGTCGCGGACGGTCAGCTCTGGGCGCTGACGAACGCCGGGTCTGAGCGGTCGATCGTGCTGAACGACCTACGGGACAGCGCGATCGAGGGGGCCGATCCTGAGCTGTGCTGGCTGGAGTGGTCGGCGCCGGAAGACGCCCGCACGGACGACCCGGTCGCGCTGGCAATGGCGAACCCGGACTACGGCGGCCGGATCCGGCCGGACGCGCTGCTGAACGAGGCACGCGCGGCGATCCGCGCCGGCGGTGCGAAGCTCGCGGGCTTCCGGACGGAGAAGCTGTGCATCCCGGTCCGCACGCTGAATCCGGCCGTCAACGGTGTCCGCTGGCGCGACAGCGTGTGGCCGGGCGACCTGGCACCGGTGCGCCGGCGGGTGGCGCTGTGCCTGGACGTGGCGCCGGACGGGGAGCACGCGACGCTGGTTGCTGCGGCGGTGCTCCCGGACGGCCGGGTCGGGCTGGACGTCGTCGCGTCGTGGGCGGGCGAGGGGGCGACCGACCGGCTGCGGACGGAGCTCCCCGAGTATGTGGCCGCGGTCCGGCCGCGGGTGCTGGGGTGGTTCCCGGCCGGGCCGGCGGCTGAGCTCGTCGCGGACATGGTGCCGCGGACCGGGTGGCCCCCGGCCGGCGTGCGGATCGAGACGATCCGCGGTGAGACGCCGGCGGCGTGCATGGCGCTGGCCTCGCTCGTCGATGCGGGCCGCATCGCGCAGCCGGACGATCCGCTGCTCACGGCGCACGTGACCGGCGCCGAGAAACTGCCGGTCGGTGACGGGCGGTGGGTGTTCGCGCGGTCCGGCCGCGGGCACTGCGACGGCGCGTATGCGGCGGCCGGCGCTGTCCAGCTCGCCCGGACGCTGCCGGCGCCGGTCGGCGTGCCGCGGGTAGTCGTGGTCACGGACGACTGACCGGCCCTACACTCGCGATCATGCGAGCATGGGAGTGGGTCCGGACGCGGGTCCTGGGCCTGGATCCGCGCCCGGCCTACCAGTTCGACAGCGCACCGCGCCCGATCGATCAGCAGTTCCTGGAGCTGCGCGGCCGGGGCGCGTCGGTGTCGCGCGCTGAGGCGCTGACCGTGCCCGCGGTGCTCAAGGCACGCAACCGGTTCTGCTCGCTGGCCACGCTGCCCCTCGTCGAGATCGACCCGGCCAACCACAAGGTCGACAACCCGCTGCTGCGCCAGATCGACCCGAACGTCCCGAACGTCGTCACCATGGCGCAGACGATTGAAGACCTGTTGTTCGACGCGGTCGCCTGGTGGGAGGTGACCGCCCGGACATTCGACGGCTACCCGTCGTCCGCTCGTCGGTGGGATCCGTCGATCGTCTCGATCGATCCCCCGGCCGGACACTCGCCGCTGCCGTCCGGGGTGGACCCGCGGGACTCGACCGGCGTGTGGATCGACGGGCGGTTTGTCCCGGCGCGCCACGTGATCCGATTCGACAGTCCGAACCCGGCGCTGCGGGTGGCCGGCGCCCGGGCGATCCGCAAGGCGCTCAAGTACGACCGGGCCGCGGTCATGTACGCGGACAACCCGCAGCCGCTGGACTACTTCTCCCCGGCGGACGGCGCCGACCCGATCTCGGACGACGACGCCCGGGAGAACATCAGCGAGTGGCGCGCGGCGCGCAAGGCCGGCGGTACCGGGTGGGTGCCGGCGTCGATGAAGTACAACGCGGTGACCAGTCCGACCGCCGCGGATATGCAGCTGGTCGAGCTGCTGACGCAGTGCTCGCTGGAGATCGCGAACGCGTGCGGGCTGGACCCTGAGGTGCTGGGCGTGTCGACGACGTCGCGGACGTACGCGAACGCGCAGGACTGGCGACGCGACCGGATCAACGACGTGTACGCGCCGTACATGGGCGCGATCACGGACCGGCTGTCCATGGGCGACGTGACCCGCCGCGGGTACCGCACCCGGTTCGAGCTGGACGAGTACATGCGGGCGAACCCGACAGAGAGATGGGCGGTCTACGCGGTGGGCCTGACGAACAAGGTGATCGATCCGGAAGAAGTGCGCGCGGCTGAGGGCCTGCCCCCGGGCGCACCCAAGCCGGCCGCTGCACCGGCACCTGCACCTGCACCTGCACCGGCGGACGACCCGGCCGCGGGCGGTGACGAGCTCGCCCGGCGCCGGGCCGCGCACGGGTTCGCTGAGACACCGGCGCGCCGGTCGTTCGAGTTCACCCGCGGATCGTTCTCCGTCGACGGAGCGACCCGGACGATCTCCGGTGTCGCGGTCCCGTACAACGAGATCGCCACGAAGTACGGGCTCCGGTTCCGGTTCAAGCGCGGCGCGATCGAGTTCTCCGACACCGCCCGGGTGAAGATGCTGCGCGATCACGACTTCACCCGGCCGATCGGTGTCGCGACCGCGATCAACGACCGTGACGGCGGGCTGGAGGCAGCGTTCCGGATCGGCGCCGGCGCCGACCGTGACGCGGTGCTCCAAGACGCGATCGACGGAATCGTGGACGGGCTGAGCGTCGGCGTGGACTTCGACGACCGCCCGGAAGCGGGCGACGTCGTCCCCGATCCGGACAACGACGGCGTGCTGCTGATCCAGCGGGCGACGCTGCGCGAAGTGTCCCTGACCGCAATGCCGGCTTTCGACAGCGCCCGGGTGACCCGGGTCGCTGCCAACCAAGGAGGAACCATGCACACGTGCGCCTCGTGCGGCGCTCAGCTCGTGCCCGGACAGGCGCACACCTGCGCGACCGCACCCGTCCCGGCGGCGACGCCGGCGCCGGCGCCGGCCGCGCCGGCGGTCGCGCACCTGCCGACCGCCGCGCTGACCCATGACCAGATGACCGCCGCATTCAACGCCATGGTCACGGCGCTGGGGCACTCCCCGGTCCCGCTGAATCAGGCACCGCTCGCGCCGATCGGGGCCGCGCCGGCGGTCGCGCTGCCGGCCGGTCCGTCCGTCGTCGATCCGACCGGCCGCGCCGGGCTGGCGTTCGTCCGCGAACCGCAGCCGTACCGGTTCGACCGGCGCGGCAACCTCGTCGGTGGGTCTCACCATTTCGGCGTGGACGTGATCTCAGCGCTCAAGGATGGGGACACCGCGGCGTACGGCCGGGTGCTGGAGTTCGTCCGTGCGCAGTTCGACGTGATCACGACGGACGTCAACGAGCTGAACCCGACCCCGACCCGGGCGGACATGTACGTCGATCAGCGTGAATACCAGTACCCGGTGTGGAACGCGATCGCCAAGGGCACGCTGACCGACATCACGCCGTTCATCTTCCCCAAGTTCTCCAGCTCGTCGGGCTTGGTGGGCGCGCACACCGAAGGCACCGAACCGTCGTCCGGGACGCTGGTGACCACGTCGCAGACGGTCACGCCGGCGGCGATCTCGGGGAAGGCGAAGATCTCTCGCGAGGTGTGGGATCAGGGCGGTAACCCTCAGGTGTCGAACCTGATCTGGACGCAGATGCTGCGCGGGTGGTACGAGGCGCTGGAGGCGGCGGCGGTCGCGGTGCTCGACGCTGCCACCCCGACCGCGATCGCGCTGACCGCGGGCGGCGGCACCGATGGCCAGACCCTGGCCGCGGAGCTGACGGCTGCGCTGGCCGCGCTGCACTTCGTCCGTGGCGGTTTCAGCATGGACAAGGGGTTCACGCAGATCGACCTGTACAAGGCGCTGATCGCAGCCAAGGACGGGGACAAGCGCCCGCTCTTCCCGGCGCTGGGTGCGACGAACGCGAACGGCACCGTGTCCAACCGGTTCGGTGCGGTCGACGTGAACGGCGTGCTGTTCCTGCCGGCCTGGGCGCTGGCCGCTACCGGGTCGGTCGTGGCGTCCAGCTACCTGTTCGACAGCGACGTGGTCCACGGCTGGGCGTCCACCCCGCAGCGTCTGACGATCGATCAGACCGAAGTGGCCAACGTGTACATCGGGCTGTGGGGGTACCGCGCAACCGCGATCTCGGACGTGACCGGCGTCCGGGAGATCACCTACGACCCGGTCGCCTAGGAGAGCAACGATGGCTGACGACGACAGCAAGACGCCGGCGAAGGCCGCACCGCCGAAGAGCAGCGGTGGCGGGATCACCCGGGCCACGATGGCGCCGGCCGCGCGGATCCCGGAAGGCGAGCGGGACCGGCTGGCCGACATGTCCGACCGCGACCTGGCCGACCTCGCCGCGGCGGTCCGCGAAGAGCAGAGCGCCCGCGGCCGGCGCCCGCACGAACCGCGGTTCGGCATGACCGAAGGCGAGCGGGAAGAGCTGGAGCGCACCGGCACCTCCACGTCGCCGTTCACGAGTCGGGTCACGCACCGCGCCGACAGCGCGTGCGCGAACCCGGAAGCGGAGAACGTCACCGTGGACGGCTGGACGGACGGGCCGCTGGTCCAGCACGACGGCGCGTGCGTGCGCCCGGGCCGGCCGACCCCGTCCCGCGACCGGTCCTGATCGAGAGAAAACTCGAGTTTTTTGATCTTGGAAGGGGGGGAGATCGGTGGCCTGGGCGCCGGCGTACATCACGTCGTCAGAGTTCAAGACGGCTCTGGGTATCACGACGTTGACGGAAGATGCGCGGATCGCACGCAGTATCGAGGCGGCGTCCCGGGCCGTCGATCTCGGCTGTAACCGCCAGTTCGGATCCGTCGCTGCCGAAGAGCGGTACTACGTCGCGCGGCTGCGCCCGGACACGGGTCGGTGGGTGGCGCAGATCGACGACGTGATGGGCACCGTGGCGGCGATGGTGGTCGAGAACGACGACGGCGACACGATCACGGATTACCGGCTGGAGCCGCGCAACGCGGCGCGCGAGGGTATGCCGTACACCCGGCTGTCGATCGGGGTGGACTCGTCGGTGTTCCCGGTCTACCCGGGGTACGAGCTGGCGGTCACGTACGCGTGGGGCTGGACGGCGGTCCCCGACACGATCAAGGAAGCGACGCACCTCCAGGCGTCGCGGTTCTTCGCCCGGCGCGAATCGCCGTACGGGGTGGCCGGGTCGCCCGATCTCGGAAACGAGCTGCGCCTGTTGGCCAAGCTGGACGCTGACGTGGCGGTCATGGTGTCCAAGTACGTGCGCCCGCGGCGGCCGGCGTGACACCCGACGACGCCCGGGATCGACGGGACAAGAGACGCAGTGACGCGCTCGATCGGCACCTGGACCGGCTGTATCGGCGGATCGACGAGCTGAACGGCCGGGTCGGTCGACTCGAACGGGCGCTGTGGGTGGGCCTGGGCGGGCTGGGCGCGATCGCCACCTTCAACCTGTACAGCAACGTGACCGGCGGCGGCTGATGGCGCACGCATGGTCCGGGTCGACACCGACCGGCCAGGACGACGGGAACACGGCGTACGAGCTGGGCCTGAGGTGTGAGGCGCTGGCCGATCTGACGATCACGGGTGTGCGGGTGTGGCACCCCGCGACGTCGTCGAACGTGGCCGACCGCGCTGGCCGGGTGTGGTCGGCGGCCGGCGCGGTACTGGCGACCGCGACCATGGACGCGTCGCTGCCGTCCGGCTGGACGGAGTACGAGCTGGACGAGGGTCCGCTGGAGGTGCTGGCCGGTACCACGTTCTGGGTGTCGTACGAGACGTTGCGCTACTACGGCGCCGTCGTCGGCGCCGGCTTCCCGATCGAGTCCGCGGACAGTGTCGTCGAGCTCCAGACGGGTGCATTCCGCGAGACAGCGTCGGCGCTCTTCCCGGGCGGCGGCACGCTGACGGGGACGTTCTACGGGATCGACATCGTGTACACCGCCGGGATCGGCGGCAACACGGCGCCCGTGATCACGTCGCTGGTGGTGGCCGCGGACGGGCTGGACGTGACCGCGACCGCGACGGTGACCGACGAGGCGCCCGGGGCGGTCACGATCCAGTGGCTGTGGGGCGACGGGGACACGAGCTCGACGGGCGCCGGCGTCGTCCAGTCGTCGCACACGTACGAGGAACCCGGCGTGTACCCGGTCGTGGCGGTGGCGCTGGACACGGGCGGGCTGCGCGGGTACCGCGGCGCGGTCGCGATCGTCCGGGACGACAGCGAGCTGTTCCGGCTGGACCTGGCGATCGCTGAGCTGGGCGCCCGGCTGGAGACGATCGACGGCCTGAGCGTGATGCTGTACGGGCCGCGGGGGAAGGCGGCGATCGTGGCGCCGTGCGCGATCGTCACGCTGCCGACGCAGCCGGTCCAGTACCACGAGACGTACAACCAGGGCGGGCCGTCCGCGACCGCCACGATCCCGGTCGTGATCGTGCTGTCGCAGGTCCACGCGCCCGACGCGTACGAGCTCGCCGCGCGGTACGCGTCCGCCGGTGGAGTGCTGTCGATCCGGGCGACGATCGAGTCCGGCGTCTACGTCCACAGTGATGCACCGACCGTCCATGAGGGCGGCACGCTGGACGAGATGACGATCGGCGGTAACGCGTACATCGTGACGGTGCTCGACGTTGATCTGGCGAAGTAGGGAGGAACCATGGCCTGGGCGCACGGCAAGGAAACCGTGATCACTGTGGACGGTGACGCGGTGCTCGCGTGCAACACGAGCGAGTGGACGGACGAGGCGGACGAAGAAGACATGACGTGCTACGGCGACGACGACGGGGTCGTTGCGGCCAGCACGAAGCGCGGGTCGTTCACGATGGGCGGGAAGTATCTCGTCGGCGCGACCGGGCCGGCCGCGGTGCTGCGCCCGCTCGTCGGCGGTGCCAACGTTCCGTTCGTCGGCAAGCCAGAAGGCACCGGTACCGGCAAGCCGAACTATGCGTGTGACGTCCACGTGAAGAAGTACGTGCAGACGCTGCCGGCGGCCGGGTACATCACGTGGTCGGCGGAGCTCACCCGGTCGGGTGCGCTGACGGTGACAGCTCAGGCGTAGCAACGGATTCAGGGGGTAGGTGTCCACAGTGGACGACGAGCTGGAGTATGCGACCGCGGAAGATCTGACCCGCGGCGACATCGACGGTGGTGAAGAAGACTTCGTGATCGACGCACTGCGGATGAAGGTGCGGATCCGGCCGCTCAGCCGTGATCAGGCATTCCGCGGGAACAAGATCCGCGAGGAAAAGGGGCACGGCGCGGCGGATAAGTACATGATCCAACACGGTGTCGTCCGGCCGGTGCTGAGTCCGGACGCGGTGGATCGGATGTTCCGCCGGACCCGGGCCGGCACGCTGGAGCCGCTGACGCGCAAGATCGCAGCGATCTCACGCATGGGTGGTGAAGAGCAGGACCGCCGGGTCGCTGACGAATTTCGAGACGAACCCGGATCTGGAGTGGGAGTTCTGGCTAGCGGACCGGCTGAAAATGACGGTCCGGACACTGCGGGAGAACATGAGCAACCCTGAGTACGTGGGGTGGCGCGTGTTCCACGCGCGCCGTTTCCAAGCTCAGGAGCTCGCCCGCAAGATGGGGTGACGAGCTGTGCCGATCGTCGACGCGGTAGAGATCGAGGGCTTCCGACAGCTCCGCACCGCGCTGCGGGCGCTGGGCAGCGAAGCACCCAAGGCACTGCGGGTGGCCGGCAACCAGGCGGCACAGCTCGTCGTCGACAACGCGCGACCGCGGGTACCGCGCCGGTCCGGGAAGGCGGCCGGGTCGATCAAGGCCAGGTCGACGCAGATCGCAACGAAGATCGCGTCGGGTGGACGGGCCGCGCCGTACATGCCGTGGCTCGACTACGGCGGCCGGGTCGGCGTGAACGACACCGCCGTGCGCCCGTTCATCGCGGACGGCCGGTACGTCTACCCGGCGTACCGGGCGGTGAAGCCTGAGTTCTCGCGGGTGCTGAACGAGGCGGTCCGCAAGATCGCTGCCGACGCTGGAGTGGAGCTCGACTGATGGCCGGAAACCAGGTCACGCTGACGATCGCGGGCGACGCCGGGTCGCTCCAGGCGGCGGCGGCACAGTCCGACCGGGCGCTGGGCCAGGTCGAAACCGAGATGGAACAGGTCGGCCAAGCCGCCCGGTCCATGGCCTCGTCGATCGGCTCCAGCGAAGAAGCGTTCGAGGGTCTGGGTCGTGAGTCCGGCGTCGTGGGCGAGCGGCTGGACCGGGCGTCCGGCGCCTCGTCCATGCTGGCCGGCGGGCTGGGCGACATCGGCGGTGCGCTGGCTGAGATCGGCGGCGAGGGGTCGGCGCTGGCCGGCGTCGGCGAGCAACTGGAGAAGAGCGGGACGATCATCACAGGCGTCACGGGCGCGCTGGACCTGATGATCCTGGCGAACACGGTTGCTCAGGCGTCGTGGGTCCGCACCGCTGCGTCCATGGTCGCCGCGCGCACCGCGATGATCGCAACGTCCGTCGCAACGGGCGTCGCCACTGCTGCACAGTGGCTCTGGAACATCGCCATGACCGCGAACCCGATCGGGCTGATCATCGTGGCGGTGGCCGCGCTCGTGGCCGGGATCATCTGGGTGGCCACCCAAACGGACTGGTTCGGGCGGCTGTGGAAAGCCGTGTGGGGCGGGATCGTCTCGTACTTCAACTGGGTGGTCGGGAACTACCAGGCAGCTATCGGGCTGATCGTACGCGGGGCGAAGTGGATCGGTGACGCGCTGGGCGCCGTCCCCGGGCTGCTGAAATCCGCATGGTCCGGACTCGTGTCGATCATCACCTGGCCGTTCCGCACGGCATTCAACTTCATCAGTACCGCGTGGAACAACACGGTCGGGCGGCTGTCCTGGAGCGTGCCCGGATGGGTGCCGATCGTCGGCGGCAAGACGATCAGCGCACCGCGGCTACCGCAGTTCCACGGCGGCGGCACGGTACCCGGCCGGCCGGGTGATCAGGTGCTCGCGCTGCTGGAGGGCGGCGAACAGGTCAGCTCCCGGTCCGCGGCCGGCGCCGGCCGGACCGTGTTCGAGTTCCGGTCGGACGGGTCCCGGTGGGCGAACATGATGGTGGACGAGCTCGCAGCCGCGGTGAACGCGCGCGGCGGCGTGGACGTCGTGTTCGGGCGGATCTGATGGCCGACGCGCACGGTACGGCGGTGGACCTGCACTACGGCGGCGACTGGGAACCGGTGCCGGCGCTGCACTCCACCCGGATCAGCATCACGGTCGGGTCCCCGGGCGAAGGCCAGGACGGGCAACCGAACCGCGCGGACGTCGAGCTGCGCAGCACCAATCACGAGCTGTCGCCGCTGAACCCGACCGGCCCGCTGTGGGGGCTGGCCGGCCGGAACACGCCGGTACGGATCACGGCGGACGGGTCGACGAGGGTGGTCCTGGAGTCGTCGGTGTGGAACCCGACGCAGAGCATGGGCGGCCACGGGCGGACCGCCATGACCGGCGGTGGCGTGCTGCGCCGGGTGCAGCTCGGGAAGTCACCGACCAATTCCCCGGCGTATCAGGCGTTCACGGCGCCGGTCAACGATCCGGAACGGGTGGCGTATTGGCCGTTCGAGGAACAGGCCGGCGCGACCGGGGTGTCCAGCCCGTACCCGGGGTCCGTCGAGCTGGGCGGTCCGGGGTCGATCGAGTTCGGTGCGCTGACGTCCACAGCGTCCGCGCGGCTGGCCAAGTTCGCCTCGTTCGATACGTTCCTGACGTTCACGCTGCCGGACTGGACGGACACGCTGGGCCAGCACTTCGCGGGGTCGCTGCTGCGGTTCCCGGCCGCGGGCCTGGCGGCTAACTGCGTGATCTGGCGGTTCTACTTCGTCGGGGGGAACGTCGACTACGTCGATCTGCTGCACAGCGGCGGCGAGGTGCTCTCGCTCGTCGCGTACCACGGCGGTGCGGTGCTCGACACGCTGGCCGCGGCCGACTGGACCGGGTTCGTCGACGACCGGGAAGTGTTCCTGTTCTGCACGTTCGAGCAGGACGGCGCCGACGTGAACGTGCGGGTCCGGTCGACCGGGTCGACGTACTGGCTGCTGCAATCGTCGGACACGCTGACCGGCCGCACGCTCGGGCGCATGTACAAGATCGTGATGGGGACCGGCGCCGGCGCGGACGGGCTGGGGTTCGGGCACCTGATCGTCGGCGGCAACCGCGACGCGTTCGGCAACTTCATTGATGACAACGACAGCGACCCGGACTATCTGGTGACCGGCGCCCGCGGCTACGACCGCGAACGGGCCGGCCGGCGGTTCCTGCGGCTGTGTGCTGAGGGTGGGATCCCGGCGGTCGTGGTGGGCGACCCGGACGACACGCAGCGCATGGGTCCGCAGCCGCCGGGGACCCGGATCGAGCTGCTGCGCGAGTGTGTGGTCACGGACGCCGGGTTCATGCATGACGAGCTCGACGACCGGGCCGTCGTGATGCGCACGGGGCGGTCGCTGTACAACCAGGACGCGGTCCTGGAGCTGTCGTACACGGGCTCCCAGCTCGTCCCCGGGTCGGCGCCACGCATGGACGATCAGGCCACCCGCAACGACGTCCTGGTGCGCCGGCGCAACGGCGGCACCGCCCGTGCCCGCAAGACGACCGGGCCGCTGAACGTCAACGACCCGCTGGACGACCCGGACGGCGTCGGCCCGATCGACACCGCGGTGGACGTGAACACGGACACCGACGCGGTCCTGGCCGATCATGCGTCGTGGCACCTCGCCCGCGGGACGATCGACGAACCGCGGTGGCCGGCGGTCACGGTCGATCTGACCCGGGCGCCGGCGCTGATCCCGGACGCGAACACGATCCGGCCGGGCGACCGGATCACGATCACGGACCTACCGATCGGGTTCGGGGTGCTGGGCGACACGGCACAGCTCGCGATCGGCTGGACGGAGAACCTGCCCCCGAACCGCCGCACGATGGCGCTCGTGTGCGTGCCGGCGTCCCCGTACGAAGTGGGCATCATGGGGGCCGCTGACGGGTCGGTGAACCTGCGCGGCCAAGCCGTCGACACCGATCTGTCCACAGTGGACACAACGATCAACAGCACCACCACGACGATGCTCGTCACGTCCACGGGCGGGGTGCGGTGGACGACCGACCCGGATCACTGGAACCCGGCGCTGAACGGCGGTCCGCTCCAGCTCGCGGTCGGCGGCGAGGTAATGACGGTGACCGCGATCGCGGGGACCGGCGCGACGCAGACCTTCACCGTGACCCGGTCGGTGAACGGTGTGGTCAAGGGACACGCGGCCGGAACGCCGGTCCACGTGCGATACCCGGCTAGGGTCGGGCTGTAGGGGGTAGAAGATGACCGCACCGATCCTGGCCGGCGCCCGGCTGCTCGCCGAAGATCTGGGGCCGTGGGCGACGGACATCCTGGCCGCGCTCAAGGGCCAGGTGCTCGTCAAGACCAGTGACCAGACGCTGACACCGTCGAGCACCACGATGCAGGACGTCGCCGCGCTCCAGGCGACGATCGGGATCTCCAAGGTGTCCGCGTTCGTGCTGGGCCTGCACTACAACAGCAACACGACCGCCGACCTCAAAATCGGGTGGACGTTCCCGACCGGGCTCACGATGAAGTGGTACGCGCACCGCGCCGACACCGCGGGCGCGCTGCTCGTCCCCGGCGGGCTGATCCAGACCAGCGTCCTGACGATCGGCGGACTGGCCGCGGACGGGTTCGCGCTGTGCGCCGGCCGGATCACGGGCGGGTCCGTGGCCGGGCTGCTCAAGCTCCAGGCGGCACAGAACACGAGTAACGCCAGCGACACGAAGATTCTTGACGGGTCGTTCCTGGCGGTGCTCAACGCGTCGTAGGACGAGAGGGGTAGATCATGAGCGTCACGCGACCGGAGATCATCCGGCGGGGTATGTCGTGGGTCAACCGCGGCGTGCCGTACAGCATGTTCCGGTACCTGGACGGGTGGCGCACGGACTGCTCGGGTCTGGTGTCCATGGCCTGGAGGCTCGACAGCAACCGCTGGACGGGCAACCTGGCCGCGGTCGGCCAGCGGATCCCGCACCTCCAGCTCCAGCCGGGGGACATGCTGCTGTACCACAACCCGGGCAACCCGCACTCCGGGTCGCACGTGGTCCTGTTCGAACGCTGGGTGGACCGGCCGGGCGGCGACTTCTGGATCATCGAACAGACACCGCCGCGCGCGCGGCGAATCCGGTGGTCGGCCACCCGGCGCAGCAACCTGGCCAAGTACGTACCGTTCCAACGGGTCGGGCTGCTCGTCGAGCAGCCACCCACCGACGAGGGGGAAGACGAGATGAAAATCATTCTCGGCAACCTGGACGGACGCGACACCGTGTTCTCCGGGCTGCGCGGCGTCGTGCCGCTGCTGGCGCACACGAGCGAAGAAGCCGTCAACGCGCTGGCGGCGGCCGGCGCCGTCCGGCGCACGTTCAAGAGCGCTCAGGCCATGCTGGAGTCCATGGGCGCTCAGGCGGGCGACCCGGACGGTACCCAGACCCTGCTGCTGATGGAGCGTGCCGGGTGACCGCGTCGCGGGGTGGCGGGTTCCCGGACTGGCCGGCCGGCGGCCGGCGTCAGCTCGTCGAGACGAAAGTGAAGTGGTCGACGGTCGGGTCCACGCTGGGCGCGGCTGCGGTGCTCGCGATGCTCGGGGCGGTGTCCGACGACCCGAACATGCTCAGCCCGCTTCCGGATGCCCTGGAGCTGCTGCTGTTGTCGCTGCTGCCGGGCCTCGTGTCGTTCGTGGCCGGGTGGCGGGCGCGGCACACCCCGCGGCCGGATCTGCCACCCGCTCAGCGCTGAGCGGCCGGCGCCCGCACGCACTACCCCCCGTGCGGGCGCCGGCGTCCTACCGGCGGTGTCGCGACCGCTTCATCCGGCGGACGTGGGAGCGCCACGCGCGCCGGCGCCGGACCCGGGCGACCGCCGCGCACACCGCGGCGTCCAGCTCGTCATAGACCACGACGATCAACGCCATGCCGATGATCAGTACGATGGTCAGGCCGATACTCCAGGCACTCGTCACGCCAGATTCTCCGTTCGATCTCGTCGGGGTCGGGCCGCTCCCCGGCCCGAACCATGACGTCCCATACGCGCCGGCGCGCGGCGCGCTCCAGCGTCCGCACGATCGGCACGCGGGCCTGTTCGGCGGTGTCCTGTTCGGCGGTGGCGTCCGCGTTCGCCCACCCGGCTAGGAAGCCCATCGCCCATGCCTCCAGCGGGTTGTCCGGTAGGTGGGCGGCGAGGAACGCGGCCACTACGTCCGGCGGCACGCTGGACACGACGGGTCCGGACACGGGGGCAGCGACTCCAGTAGCGGCCGGTGCTCCGCGCACACGTAGTGCGCCCGGGGCCGGCACCGCGCACACGCACGGATCTCGGTTGCGATCGCTGCGACGAGCAGATCTTCCAGGGCCAGGTACAAGATCATGGCCGGGTGGAACCACAGATGATCATGCACGATAACCTCCGTTATCGTGATCCGGACGGGCGACCGGTGCGGTACGCCTGAACGACCGGATCGGCCGGTGTGCCCTTGGCGTACGGGTCCGGATCGTCGTAGGCGAGCTGACGCGAGTGGTCGGCGCACGGCATCGCCTCGCCGCACATCACGTCCCCCGCGATCTCGACGGTGCAAGCCTGGAGCGGCTGCGGTTCGCCGTACCGCGCAAGCAGCGCGGCGTAGATCAGGCTGGGCAGCGTCACGAGCACCACCCGCTTCGTGTGCTCGTCCCATAGATCTGGGGAGATCGACAGCAGCTCGTCGGCGGCGGTGCGGGCGCGCCGGCGCTTGTACGTCTGGCCGGCGGCGACCCGGTCCCGCTGGAGGTTCGGTCGCTCGTTGGAGTTCGTCATGGGCCAGGACGCTAGCACCACGTCCACAGTGTTGACAACACTGTGAACTTGCGCCTACGGTTCCGGCCATGGACGAGCTGCGCGAGGCACTGGACAAGATGGACCGGGAGTTCGGCCCGGAACGGACGTGGGCGGGTGGCATCCCGTGCGTGCATGACCGGCGTACCGACGAGTGCGAGTGGTGCTCGCCCGACACCGATATCCGGTACGCGCTGGCCGACGACCTGCGCCGCATGGGCCTGATGGGCGACCCGCGCTAGTGGCCGGCCTGTTCAATGACGCTGGGCTGCGCGCGGTCGCCGCGGCGGCTGAGGTGCGCGCGGCCGGGCCGCTGCGCTATGGGCCGCTGGACGGGCTGTTCTGGGCGTACGACGCCGGCGTGTGGCGGCCGGGCGATCGCGAGGTGCATCGGCGGATCGTGCGGACGCTGGGCGACCGCTACCGACCGGGTCACGCGCACGCGGTACGCGACGTGCTGCGCGCGCAACTCGACGAGCTGCACGTGTTGCCCGTATCCAAGCTGATCAATTTCAAGAACACGATGGTGGACTGGGCGGACGAGCTGGGGCCGCGCGACGTGCCTCACGATCCGGGGTTCGGGTCGACGGTCCAGCTCCCCGTGCGGTGGGCGCCCGGGGAGTCCGACTGTCCGGAGTTCGACGCGTTCCTGGACGAGGCGGTGGCGCCGGACGACCGCGCCCGCGTGTGGGAGATCCTGGGCTACCTGCTCATGAGCGGTAACC